ACTTTCTTCAATTAACTCTATAATTTCAGTAGCAGAATCAGATAATGTTGTTTTTATTACAACATCTGCATCAATAGCATCTCTACTTACCAAATCTGGTAGAATCATCTTAACACGTTCTATTTTTTCAGCATCACGATTAATATTAATAATATTAATATTAAAATCAGTAAAACATAAATTTTCAGGCATTATACTAAATAATACCATTTTAGAACCTAAAATATAAGAACCACGTTTACCTTTTACATAAGTTATTTTAGCTTGATTTATTAAATCTCCTAATATATTTTCTCTTACATTATATATTAATTCAAATATATCTTTTGTAATTAAAGAAGTTTGTTTTATACCTGTTTTAACATTACTTACTGCATCTCTTTGTTCAGCAGCTTGGTACATATATCTATTAACACCAGAAGAAATATCCGCTTGTCTTTCAATAGATTCTAAAACAGTTTGTAATGCTTCAACTGCATTACCGTCTAAAGCAGCTTTAAAATCTCCATAATGCTGAAATAATTCTGCCCCTTCTTCTGTTGGATCAACTAATTCAATACCTTGTTTTCTTAAAGCAACAAATTTAAGTAATCTCTCCATGAAATTACTTCCTAATACTTTAGGAATACCAGCTAAGTTTATACGAGAACCATTTACACCAGAATTAGCAATTAAGTTATCTCTATGAAACATAGTGATATCATATAAATCTTGTAAATCTTTTAAAGACCAAGCTATAGAATAAGGTTTACCATCATTTCTATCATTATAAGCAACACCATTATAACTTAAAGTAGTATAAGCAGGAGCACCTATACTTCTTGGTTCATAAGTACTTTTACCACAATTAAGATATAGATTCATATCTATTCTTATTGTTTCGTACCTGTTTAATCTATAATGTTTTTTACCAGGTTCACCAGTACCAGTTTGTTCAGGAAAAAATTTACTTTTTATAGATTTGTCTACTGTTTGTATATCTTTTCTTTCTTCTTCATTTTCAAATTCAACTTCATTATTTGCTAACCATTCAGTATGATAAACAGTAACAGTATCCCACATATTATAAGTATGTTGGTTATAAATTTTACCATTTTCTTGTTTGGAATACATATACTCCATTTGAGAAGGACTAGTGATAATATTATTAGCACCTGCTCCTGAACCAAAAGTTTTTCCAAATAATTTTTCTAAATCTTTATCATTCATTAAATGACCATATTCAGTTAAAACTTGAGATCTAGTCATATAATATCTATGAACAATTGCTGTTACATTTGGTTTATTTCCAGAACTAATAAATTGAAAATTTGTATTTTTATTAAAAAATATATTTTCTGGTTTGCATACTTCTAGAATTGGATCTTCACCAATTGATCTTACTCTTGTTCTATAATAACATTTACCTGTTACTAATAAATCTAAAAATAATTGTTTTAATTTTTGTTTTAATTCTATTGTTTTATCTCTTTCAAAAAATGTAATTAAATCTTGAGCTACTTTTTCAAAATCAGAAATAAAATTTTTATTTATTCTGTCTGATATATCTTTTAATATTTTATCAGAAACAAGATCATTTGTTAATTTTAATTTATTTTTATATTGATTAGAATGCTCTACACTTTGCTTTTTAAATTGTTCAAAAATAGCAGTGTATCTTTCATTTCTTTTTTTATTTTCTATTATACCTAAAGTATCTTTATCGTTAATTGATACTTGATATTTAAAAGTTTCGTCTAATAATAATCCAACTAAAACATCAATACGTGTTTTTATTAATGGAGTCATTTTTAGTGACATTGGTGTTTCTAAACCATACACAGTTTGTAAATACTCATATTCTTTAGGATCACGTTTACCATCATATAAATCACGACACTTTTTAATATTTAGATCGTTTCTTACTAATGTTGCTATTAAAAAATCAGTTTTCTTTTTTAAATAGTCAATACCATTTTTATCTTCTTCAGAAACATGTATATCTTCAATATTTAAGTTTGATGTAAAATCTAACATTATATTTTAAATAAAATTTCGCTATAAATTATAGTTTTAAGTTTTAAATCAGGATCATTTATTATGAGATTTCCGTCATAAGGATCAATAAAAACAATATCTCCTTCTTTTATATCACCTTCCGCTTTTATTCCTAATCTAATTACTTTACCTTTTTGTGTTTGTTTATCACGAGGATCTAAACTTTCTTCTATTTTAACCCCGTTTACTTCTGTGTTTTCATCTAAAATTTCTATTAAAACTCTATCGTTTGCTGGTATAATTGTATTTATATTCATATCTTCTTGTTTTGAAATTGCTACTACTTCATGTCCTGAAATTACTTTTACATATTCGTCTTTTGTAGGTGCAACAACACCTGCAAATTGACTAAACATAATATAATCTCCTTCTTCTAAACCTGGACATTGATGCTCTTTTGTACAAGATTCTCCTAATTTTAATACTTTACCCATATAAAACTCTACATTAGTTTTACTAGAAAGTTTTTTACCTAAATTTACGCCTTTTATAATATTATCTGTAATAGTTATAGCTACAGATAAATGTTTATGACATGGAGTAATTTCATTTGAATTTATTTTTTTCATATTTACATATTATCTTTATAAGTATAATAATACAAAAATTAAATTTAAATTTAAAGGAGAATAACTTTAAATTCCATAAAGGCCATCATTTGTATTATGCCATCTCACTCCACCATGATCATCAAATTCTTTTCTAGCTCTTTTTTGTGCTTCTAATTCTCTGGCTAACATTGCTTCTTTTGAATCACCATTTTTTTCATAACCTGGTATTACTCCATATCTTTTTACACCATCAGCATCTGTATAATAACCAAACGGTACAAACGAGTCTGTTTCTTTTTCTTTAGGTTTAACTAAAGCACCTACTTTATCTTCATCTGCTAATTCGCATAATCCAGTAGCTATTACTAAGTCATATTTAGTTCTATCTTCTCTATTATAATTTTGTAATTGTTCTAATTGATCAACAAAAAACATTTGTTGATAATTATCATCAATATATTCTTTTACTTTGTTATCTTGATGATCTATTATTGGAGTGGAAGCTTGAGTACCTATTAAATTAGAAGCTTTTTTAGGATCTGCATCTCCTCTAGCAATTGTTGGTCTTTTCATTAATAAATCATAATAACCTCTAGCTCTAAAATGAGAAACAATACCTATTTTAGTATACTCTATGTTTACTAAAGAATTATAATAAACAGCTAATTTTAAAGCATTATCATGGTCTAATCTCACATCATTAGAACGTTTTTTATATTTAGCTACATATAAATTAGAGGTAGTATTAAAATAATTTCCATCTAATATACGTTTTTTTATCAATATAGCTAATTCAGATCCTTTTATTTTATCTGTTGCATGAGCTGAATCACTATTACCTTGATCTATACTATCACAACCTGCTACATATAAATCTTTTAATTTTATTCCTTTTTCTCTTTCATTATTAGTTATAACCCAATGAGGGTGTTCAATTATATAAATATCACCATTAACAGCTTTAGTCCATTTTACACCTATAATTTTATCAGTATGTTGCTCTTTTATCCAATCTAAGAAACCTCTCTCTGGCACAATTATACTAGGATCTTCTTTATCTAGTAATCTAATTCTTTGCTCAGCTAGCTTATCTTGATTAAATATATTAGAACCAGTACGCATAAAAACTTCTTTTAAAGTTTTAGGATACTCTTGCAATAAACCTATATATTTATCTGGATCTCCCATTGCAGCTTTTCTTTCTGCATCTACTTCTAATTCAGCTTGTGTAATATCAGGACATCCTGTTTTTTCCCACGTACCAGATCTTTTTATATGAGTAGGAATAAATATACCAGATGCTGCACCCCAATCGTATGTAGGTAAAATTTCATAAGCTTCAGGTTTTAAAAATACATCTTCTGCTTCATCATTTTCAACAGTACCGCCAGTCCCAGTATAAATTACTGTACATTTTTTAATTGAACCACCAACATACCAAGAACCACGAGAAGCATTTATACATCTTTTCAAAGCTCCTTTTTGATGAGAAGGTGGAAATGCAGCAAACTCTTCTATGTGTTGTATATGTGGACGTTTACCACGAGTTTTATCTGGTTTTATACCATATAATATTTTTTCTATTTTTGAAAGATAACCTCTTTTTTCTGTAGTTCTATCTGCTAGTATTAATGTTTCTCCACTTTCTATTAAATCAGCATTATCACCACCATCAACTTTTTTATGTTTAATTGATTTATGCAATTTTTCAATTGCATTCATACATTCTTTAACTTTTTTCCAAGCTTCATTTGTCATTTCTTCATTTGAAGAAGAAACAATAGACCATGATTCTGGATATAATCTATATTGTCTATCAATTATTGAACCAACAATAAAAGATTTACCAATACCACGACCACCCATCATTGATGCATCTTTGTTATTAAGCATTGCTTTCCAAATAACATCAAAAATGTATCTATCTATATTACAATAAAATGGATGACCTGTTTCAAAATCTTCTGTTGGATTTCCTTCTGAATCTAATTTATAAACTGGGAATACAAATATGTTTAAATAATATATAAATAATGGATTAAAATACTCTCCATCTACATATACTCCATGTATAGAATGTCTAATTATTTCAGCATAGAAATCTTCCATATCTATACTGTCTTGGTGAACATTAGGTGGTTCTTGCCATTTTATTAAATCTTTAGGTAAAGGTCTATAAACTAAATAATCTATTAAATTTATTTCTTCTTCACCAGTCCTAACACCAATTAATTTTTCTTTAGTATCAGTAACATCAAATTTACCATTAAAAATTCTATCATCTTTTTTTATTAAAAATGGTAAATCAAAACGGTTATATTTATTTTTAACATCTAGAGTTAATGGTTTTAAACGACTAGCTTTGTTATTTTTCTTTTTAATCTGCGTCTTCATCGCTAGTTTCAGCTACTATATTTCTAAAAGTATTTCTCTCTATTAAAGAAGAACCTTTATCTCCTTTTACACGAGAAGTATTTTGAATTTTCATTGCTGTCTGTTTCATAGTTAATTTTAATGACATTAGCTGATCTATTTGTTCTGCAAATTCAGATATTATTTTACCATTAGAAACAAATTTTACTTCACCAGTTTGTGGATTTACATTTCTAACTATTTCAGGTTTTGTTTTTTCTAATAAAGTTCTAGATTCATCTATCTTCATATCCATAGCTATTTCAGCTCTTTCACCAGCAGATTCATTAAAAAAATTATACGCATCTATAGCAGCTTCTATAAGTTTATTTTCTTCTTTTGTAAACTTATAATCTTTATCTTTAAAGGCTCTTATTAAAGCTTGTTGTGGTTTTATTCTATAGTCAGTATCTTTTAAAAAATTATCATCTGTTAAATCACAACAAAAATATACATACAAGAGCATAGAATTACCTAATTCAGGTTTCTTTTTCTTTTCAGCATACTTTAAAATATTATTAAATTCATCAATTAATACGATGTTTTTATCTAGGATAACTTTATCCCTGTTTAATACAAACTTCAACATAATAATATAAATTATTTAACTAGTACTAAATCTTTTGTACTAAATAATTGTACTTGATAAGCATGTTCTTTTGTAAACCAAAAACATGTAATTCCAATTAACATTTTGTTAGTAGATGTATTTTCATCATCTTTTAATATGGCTTTATTAATGTGTTTAATAACCATATTAGGTGCATCTATATCTTGTTTTATTCTAACAATATCACCTGCTTTAAAAAAAATTTTTTCTTTTTCCATATTATTCTTATTTAGTTTGTATATATGGCACTTTATTTAATTGGTAATCTGAACTTCTATGATTCATTTTCTTAGAAAATTCCGATAATGCGTTTTTCTTTTCGTCTTCTTTTTCTTTTGCAGATTTAGATTTCTTTTTATATAAACGAATTTTTTCGCCTTTTTTATAAACTATTGCCATAAAACAAATATAGTAATAAAAATTTTACTTTCAAAGTAAAACAATTAATGTTTATTTACCGTATTGTAATATTACTTCTTCTTGATCTTTAGTAATACTTAAAGATTGGGCTTGATGAAACATAATATTATTAGGATTATCAGAATGCGATAACCCCATTAAATGCAGTATTTCATGTATTAATACATACTCATGGTTTTCATATCCCATATCTAATACAATACAACTAAATTTATTTCCAAATTCTCCTTTAAAAGAAATACCTACTTTGAACCAGAATGTTTACCAGTAAATAAAATAGTAGCTTTGCTATTTTTATAATTATAATTTTTAAAATTATCTAAGCTAGTACTAAGATTATAATTTTTACTCATTACATCTGAATTCATATAATCTAACATTTCAAATCTAATATTATATTTTTCAAAAAATAAATTTACACGTTCTAGTTCCTGCTTCGCTGTATTTTTATTTCCTATATAAGAATAGTCACCTATAATAGACACACTATAGGTTTTTACATTTTGAGAACAACTACATAAAAATGTAAATAATAAAAATATAATTATAAGTATTTTCCTTTTCATACTTAAAAATACAATAATTATTTTTAAGCGAGAAGTACTTTATAGTTAAATTTTATCTAATTTAAAAATTTTTTCGTCTTGAGTATGACACACATATGCCACTACGTTTATGTTTTTATTTTTATCTTCAGCTTCTTTTACTCCTTTTACAAAAGTCTCATCTGGAACACACAATGCATAGGCGGTTTCACCTGAATAAAAATTTTTACCTTTTTCTTTTAACAATTTTGTTTCTCCACAACTACAAGTTCTTAAACCTTCTTCTTCATCACAAATAAGAGCTGTAGAACAATTTAAACAAATAACCATTCTCATAATTACAAATTTTATATATTATCAAATCTCATTCTTCTTAATTTAATTCTGATATCTTCTTTCGGTTCTTCTTCTTCTTCGCTATAATCATTTTTTAATTCAAAAGTTTCTTCTTCTTCTTTAACTTCTTCAATTAAATTTTCTTTTTTAACTTTCTCTTTACTATTAGAAATTCTATCTAAATTAGAAAACTCTGATGGTTTATCATCATCTTCCCAAAGTTCATCTATATTCATTTTAACAAATTATAGTATTTGGTGGAAAATTAATAAAATCTGGATAAAGCTCTGGTTGAGGAGGAAAAGAACTTGGCATTTTAAATTGGTGTTTTTGTAAATAATCCCATAATAAATTATTATCTTTTTCTAATTTTTCTTCTTTATTTTCTTTAACCTCTTTACGATCAGGTGTAACTTTATTAAACACTAAATCTAAATGATCTTTTATTATTTGTGTTTGTGTTTCGTTTATACTTTTTGGATCTGCAGTTTCCATAAAACCTTGTAGCCAGTAACAAAATTCTGTTGTTGTCATATTAATCTTTATATTTCCAATTAAAGTTATAAGCATGTTTGTATTTACCTCTACAACAATCTGCTATATTATTTTTGTTTAATTTTAATTGATCTTGTATATCTTTTAAAGAATTCCATTCTTTAATTAAATTATTATTTAAATCATATTGATTTACTTTTTTAATTCTTTTATTTGCTCTTTCTCTATTCTTAGCAGCTCTTAATCCATTAATATCTGTCTGTTTAATTTTTAAACCAGTTCTAGCTTTTTTATTATTAATTCTTTGAGTTTCTGACCAAGTTGAGCCTAATCTACCTCTAGTACAACCACCCTCTCCACCAGGTAAAATATTAGTTAAATTATTATAATTACTAATCCAGAACATTTCTTTTTCTTTCCAATTATTTATATTAGCTATTTCTAATATTTCCATTATAGGTTTTAAATTACTTAATAATAATGAATTAATCCATTGAGCTGAATGATATTTTCTTTTATTGGCATTTAACAAATGATGTTTAAATCTTTTATCTGGATTCACACTTTTACCAACATATCTTACTTCTAAAGAAATAGGATCTTTTAAACAATAAATATATACAAATTGTTCTGATGTCATTATTTCTTAATTAATATTTTTGAATATTCTTTTGCTGTCATCATTTCTAATTTCTTACCATCCTCACTTTTAAGAATCCAATCAAAAATATTTAATTTAAATTCTTCTCCTTCTACCATAAATAATCCTTCTGAAGATATTATTGTTTTAACTTTCTTACCGACGAATTTAGACATCTCTTCTAAACTTAAGCCATATTCAATTAATAGTCCATTATATTTTATTCCTTCTATTGTGAATTCTTCTAATATCATAGACCCATTCTTTTTAGAATTTCTACCTTTTCAATTTTATTTGTTGTCATATATAAAAAAGAAAATAAATCAGATCCTTTTGGTAGATACATTTTACCTTTAAACTTATCCATTGATCGCACTATCTTCTCTAATCTGTCTATAAAATCATATTTTTTCCATTCTGATGAATCCATCATTTTTAATTTATTATAACAAGACGCTAAATATTTTTCAAAGCAATAGACTTTGTCATTTATATCTAAATGTCTTAATTCTTGTGTTTTATAATCTTCTCTATCATTCCAGAAATTATCTATACTACTACATGTTTCAACTACTTCAGGTATATGTTTTTCCGTATATAAATAACCATCTTCTCTTATACAAATATAATTATAATCTTCTACTTCTAATAATTGATATCCTTTTTGAAAAGTAAATGTTTCTTCATCCTTATCATAGAATATTTTTGCTCCTGTTTCTTCTTGTAACTTCTTAAGTCTATGTGGTATATCATAACCTAATAATCTAATTTTCTTCATATTATTTCTTATTTATAAATCAAATATCAAATAAAAATTTTGAAAAATGTAGTACTATACTCTCTGTGTATATACATGTACCTTTTATAAAATACCCCCGGCCCTTTTTATTTTGAAGTGTGAAATTAAAATGGTAGTAGTTTTATAGTAGAAAATTGGTAGAAAAAAAATTTAATTTTGTGGTGTGAGTGTGGGCCTCGTCCTCTCCCCTCCCCTGCCTGTTTTTGCTGGGGTTCTGGTTCGTCGCTATGGCGAGGAGCTCAAGCACTAACGTAAAATAAAAATAAGAACCGTGAAAACAGTAAAAATTAAAAGAGCTGACATTTTAGCTCAAGTTGCAACTCCTTCAATTAAAACTGCTCCATTAGCAAAGGGTGCAAAAGTAGTAACAGGTGACCGTGTTGCTGGTAACAGCTACAAACGTGGTAACATTGAAATTACTCCAGACAACATTCTTTGCGAGGTTGATGGACGCTTCATTTCAGTTCCAGTTGCGGAATTACACCGTATGAAACAAAAAGACGGAAGTCCTTTATTGGATATGTCTGAAGCTGAAGTTGAAATTCCTGCTTCTTTCACTGTAGAATCTACTAGTGATCGTAAAAATGCTAATGGTGAAACAGTTTATCCTGCTAACGCATACAAAGGATATGCTGCGTACATCAAAAAAGCAGAACGTACTATCGAGGATTACAACGAGTTAATCAAAACTGAGTTATTAGCAAATGCTAAACCAGTTCAAGATTACGTAGTTGTGCTTTAATTAGGTTGAGAGCTTAGGCTCTCTTCCTTTTTTTTTGTGCCCTGTCTAATCAGGCCTTTAAAACACTGGCTCAGGCCGGTTTCCACATCAGACGGTGTATCGGGTTCGAATCCCAATGTGGAAACAATAACAAACAATTGTAAAACAAACCTAAAACAATTCTTGTGTATAAAATTACTTTATGTGCGGTATACTTTAAAAGCCCAAACGAACCTTGTATAGCGGCTATCGATATGGATGGTGGTGTGTATATCTTTAGTAAAATTATGAGCGATAAAATCATTGCAGCTTTTAAATGGGATGGCAATGCTCCTATTGAAATAGCTTTAGATGAAACTGAAACTCCTTTAATTTCTCTGTTATTAAATAAGGCTACTACTAAATTTAATGTTCAAGATGAAACTAAGACTGAATTATTAAATGATATTTCTTTCCCATCATTAGAACCTGGATTTAAAGATTTTGCGGAATCAGAAGGCCACACAGCACTTTGGGAGATGAAATATTCTTCTTGTAAATCCGAATTATCTTCTTTATTACAAGTATAAATTAATTGGAGTAGGCTTATTGCTTACTCCTTATTTACAAACAACTAAAATTAAAAACCATGAACCAAACTGCAACAACACAACCGCTTTACATCAACCATTTTGGAGTGATGACAACATTAGAAATGTTAAACAATCCTAATGCTTAAATTTCTTTATGTCAAACAAAAAGAAAAAGACTCCTCAAGGTGCTTATAGTGCTTCGAGAGAGTGGGAATCATTACAACCTCAACGTGATGAAGTTAAAGCTGAGATTAACAAGAACTCAGTAAGAAAAATTGATTGGACAAACATTCGTAACAGTAAAACAGCTGTTAAGCGTGCCAAAAAAGAATACAATGATCAAGACAAATCTTCATTAAAATTTGTTCAAGGTCGTATCGAAAATGTTAACCTTGTGGTTAAAGCTATCGAAGAAAAATCTGCTCCTTCTAATCTTAGAGCTGCAGCATTTAAACTATAAGAATAAAACCCCGATTACGAATTATTGATTTATCATTTAATACTGTAGTCGGGGTTATTTCTTTTCAATTAAAACTACTATTATGAATTACAATGGAATAGGCTATCATAAATAGTTTATCCGGAGCCTAATCTGGTATGCTCCTTAAATATTCAGTGCCTATCATACGACATTTCTTCTTGTGGGTATACCAGCGCAAGACATTGACTATTAGAGAATAATACAATGAAGAAATACTGGTGTCCGTATTTAAAACCTTTGATCGCTGTTCTACTGTTACGGCAACTAGTAAGAGAAGTTTAATTACTTCAAATGAAGCGAATGAGAAGTTGATATTAAAAAATAGTAGTGATAGATCATAGCGGTCTATCCTACTTTAAAATGTTAAGGAGCTATAATGGGGATGTGGTACCTCGCCCAACTAACAATTGGTCTGTTTTGTGAGTTCGAGTCTCACCCTTAACACATTTAAAACACTGGCATTGCCCCGTATTGGTTCAAGTAAACCTTTAAAACTTTGACAATGGCTTATTAGTAACGTAGAAGAAAGTAAGCAGTAACCCTTAATAGTAAGTTGCTATTATTGTTAATGAGAAATACAAATCAAATGGTTATAATGATTTGTGTAAGATGCTTTTTTGGTTGTAGGCACTTAGGGTTACTAAGTGGAGTTACAGTTGAGAGTTATTGCATCAGTAATGTATATTGACTAAACATTACACAAACATTGGAATTGATGGCTCTTAATAGATTCCAGGGTGGACTTGACAGGCCCGTCTTGTTTAAACGTTATTAAACTACTAGATTAAACTGATAAGGCATTATAAGCTCTGTCGAAACAGTTTGTGGTTTGCTTATACAAATCATGTGATAACTCAATAGAGTTCACGGTGAATGGATTGAAGGAGTCATGTTCCTGACGTTCACTGAAAAAGAATTTATAACAACAGAGATAATCTTCGGAAGCTTGAAAAGGTATAAGATAAACCTAGGTAGCTGTTGTTTTCGAATTAAAGATTTTTAAATCTTTCTTTTTCTATTAATGATTTATTTATTTCTAATATATTAATAAATAATTGATTAGAATTAATTTCTTCTTGGGTGAAGTATTGATGAAATAAATCATTTAAGTTTTCATCAGCTAAATCATTTAATGTTATAATATTTTTGTTTTCATTGCCTTCGAATGTTCTTACTATAGAATTTTTCATTATAAACCTTTTAACCTCTTATCATTAAATTCAGAATTTTTAATTAATAATTTTTCCATTAATGATGATTGAGAAGAAATATTAAACACTGGATTATTTATTATAGTTTGATTATTTTGTATATTCTGAGCTTTTTCTATTAATTCTCTAGAAGCTGCAGCTGTTCTACCTCCTGAAATATGTTTAGGATTTAACATATATATACCTCTTTTTACTTTAATAAGTTCTTCTATAGCTATTAAATCTTTAATACAATTTTCAACTGTATCTCTACCAAGATTATATTGTTTACCAATAGTAATAATATTATCTGTAGTTATTATATTTTGATCGGAACCTGAAGAAATTAATGTACTATAAAACGCAACATATCTACTAAATAATGTTATAGGATTTTCTATTTTATATTTAGTAGCTTTTTTTATATAAGGAAATAAAGGATCAGGTGTAAACTTTTCATTTACTTCTTCTATGGTAGTTATATTACCAACTTTAACAACTTTAGCATTTTTCTTATTCATATTTAAATATAATTAAAAACCCTGAAAGTTACAGGTTATTTTAAATAGAAACCCTGAAAGTTACCGGGTTAAACCCTGAAAGTTTATGGGTATGAACTCAGTGTTACCAACAAAAGATACAACTAAAGAAATAATATTTAGCTTACGCTCTAAACTTAAAATTCGTCTCTTAACTCAGTTGGTAGAGTGCTAGCCACCAAGATACATGCTAGATGTCCGAGGTTCGAATCCTTGAGAGACGACTTATTATTATGCACATGTGACTGAGTGGTCCAAAGTAGCAGTCTGCAAAACTGTAATCCGTAAGTTCGAATCTTACCATGTGCTCAAGACTGTTGACTACCAACACTCTTCCACCTTTCCACCAATTACCCAAATTTCCAATACCCTTTTCTCGGTAAAAAAACTAATTTCTTAAAAATATAATCTCTCATAAATAAAATCTATTCACATTAAAAAATATTAGAGTATTTGAACTAAAAGCTGATACAGATAGCCATTGGCATAGAGTATTAGGGAAATTTGACAAAACTACTAAACCTAATGAAGCGGTATTGACCAATGCTTTTG